ACGGAGCTGCTCGCGTGGATCGCCTACGCGGAGCTGCACCCGGAGGGCCCGGTCCGGTTCGACGGGTGGGACGCCCGCGGCAACCCGGTCGGGCGGCCGGTGCGCGACCCGTACGTCCCGCTGGTCGGGTTCTCCGAGGAGCAGACCGAGGAGCTGGCCTACGGCGCGCTGTACGTCATCTGCGCCGAGGGCCCGGACGCCGACCGGTTCGACGTCGGCCTCGACCGGATCATCCGGCTGGACGAGTGGGGCAGGCCGGACGGCAAGGCGACCGCCCTCGCGGCTGCCCCGAACGCCCGAGACGGGGCGCGAACGACCTTCGAGGGCTTCGACGAGACACACCGGCTGTACCTGCCGAAGCTGATCGACGCCCACACGACGATGCTGGCCAACCTCACCAAGCGGCCCCTCGATGATCCATGGCATCTGGAGGTCACGACCGCCGGGCAGCTGGGTCAGGGCAGCATCGCGGAGAAAACCCACAAGGAAGCCCTGGCTATCGAGGCGGGCGAGTACAAGAACCCCGATCTGCTGTACCACCACCGGCAGGCCAAGACCGGGCGGAAGCTCGCCACCCTGGAGCAACGGGTCGCTGCGGTGGCGGAGGCCCGGGGTGGGGTCGGGGAGTACGCGCCGGGGCAGTTCGAGCAGATCGCCCGCCAGTGGGACCGGCCGAACGCCGACCGCAGCTACCTCGCCCGGGTCTGGCTGAACCAGTGGGTCCGCGGCGACGAGCAGGCGTTCGACCCCATCGCGTGGGAGAGCAACCACCGCCCCGGCTGCATCCAACGAGACGAACTCGTGACCATCGGGTTCGACGGAGCCCGGTTCCGGGATTCGACCGCCCTGGTGGCGACGGACGTCGTCACGGGGATGCAGGAGCTGTTCGCCATCTGGGAGCGCCCCTCCGACCTCCCCGAGGGGGCGGAGTGGGAGGTCCCCGAGGGCGAGGTGACCGAGGCCCTCCAGCAGGCGATGGTCCGGTGGCAGGTCTGGAAGGTGTACGCGGATCCACCGCACTGGACGGAGACCGTCGGCTCCTGGGCTGGTAGGTGGCCGGATCGGGTCGAGGAATGGTGGACGAACCGGACAAAGCCGATGGCCTACGCGGTCCGGCAGTACCGGGAGGCCATCGCCTCCGCACAGCTCACCGTGGCGGAAGGCAGCCCGCTCATCGAGACGTTCGACCGGCACGTGTCTGGGGCCGGTCGGCGGCTGGTGAACCTGTGGGACGACCACGGGCAGCAGCTCTACATCTTGAGGAAGGTCCACCAAGACAGGAAGTTCGACGCCTGCATGGCGGGGATCCTGTCGTGGCAGGCTCGGCTGGAGGCGCTGCGCCAGGGGGCGCGGAAGAAGAACCGGACGGCGCCCCGGAGGATCCGGTGACGCCGCCCGGCCTCATCGCCCAAGCCATGCCTTGCCCGGACTCGCCGGGCCTGACCATGTCTTGCCCGGCCAGGGCATGCCAAGCCCTGACGTAGGTGCCGGGGCCTCGGACCCCGGTGGCTGCCAGCCACCCTGATGGAACCCATGCCGAGCCCTGCCGCGCCAAGCCGAGCTGGGCCAAGCCACGCCGCGCCGAGCCCAGCCGCGCCGAGCCTTGCCATACCCCACCCCGCCGGGCCTAGCGTGCGGCCCCAGGACTCGAACCCGGGCGTCTGCCGGTACCGCTGGTGGAACCCATGCCCTGCCAACGCCCGGCCAGGCCGTGGCCCAACTCGCCCTGCCCAGCCCTTCCTCAGCCCACCCCGCCCCAGCGTGCGGGGGAGGGGAGTCGAACCCCTCCTGCGACCATCCCCGTGGTGGAACCCCTGCCGCACCCGGGCCAACCCGACCGGGCCGTGCCATGTCACGCCACAGCGAGCCGAACCCAGGACTCACTCAGGCGAGCACCGTGAAGCTGTCGATGGCGAACCGCCCGAACGTGGGGCGGAAGTCGCCGACGCCCACGAGGCGGCCAGCGTCGACCGTGATCTCGTGCAGGAACTCGGGGGAGATGTACTCGGGGAGCAGGACCTGGAGGACCATCGTGCAGGTCCAGCCAGCGAGGATCGCGGGCCTCTCGCGGGTGATGCCGTTGCGCTGCACGGTCACGCGGCGGCGGTCGAGGTAGTCCCAGGTCGTCGCGAGGTCGCCGGTGACCTTAGTGATCGGCGCCAGGTCGGTGAGTGCGACGACGCCCGACTTGAACAGGTCGAGAGCGCTCTTGCGGGGGGAGCGGGGGTCTTGGCGGAACTTGGCGGCTCCCGCGGGTCCGGCGATGGAGCCGCGCAGGTACTCGCCCGGCATGGAGATCACGCCATCGTCGTCCCGCCAGACGTAGGACTCGACGTCGTCGGTCTTCTTCGCCTTGGAGCCTTTGACCGCGGCGGCCTTCGCCTCGACGGCGTCGCACTGCCAGCGGTGGAACAGGACGGATGCCGTCCCGCGGATGGCGACCTCGACGGCATAGGGCCTGCTGAGGTCGATGGTTGCCGCTGCTGAGTTGGAGATGTCGCCGCCGACTGCGGTGGCCACGGTGGTCATCGGGTGCCCTCTCGATGCGGTTGCCTGTGGTCGCGGGTGGGCTGCGATGACCTCCCCTTGGAGTGAGGTCCGAGGGGAGGTCGCACGCCTCGCCGAAGGCTTGGCCAGCCATGCTCATGCCCTGCCTCGTAGCCCCGAACGTAAAGCGCGACAGGATGATGTGTCAATTCTGAGCGGATGGAATCGGGAGGTGGCGCCGTGGCTGAGCTGGTCCGCGCTGACGCCACCGAGAAGGGCTCGCCGGGCTGGTGGCTGGAGCAGCTCGGGAAGGCGCTGTACGCCAAGCAGGACCGGCTGAACAGGCTGGACGCCTACTACCGCGGCGACCCGCCGCTGCCGATCTCCGCGCCGTCCGCTCGGAAGGCGTACCAGCTGTTCCAGCGGCAGGCCCGGGTGAACTTCGCCGAGATGGTGGTCGAGGCCCCTCGCCAGCGGATGATCCCGCTGGGGTTCCGCACCGGCGCGGACGGCGACGAGAACGGCGACCGCGAGGCCCGCCGGCTGTGGGACGCCAACGATCTCGACGTCGAGTCGGTGGACGTCCACCAGAAGATGCTGTCCCTCGGTGTCGGCTACGTGATCGTCGGCAGGGACCGGGACACCGGTGAGGTCGTCATCACCGCGGAGGACCCGCGGCAGGTCATCACCGTGCACCACCCGGCCGTGCGGCGCCGGGTGCGCGCCGGGCTGAAGGTGTTCCGGGACGACGTCGAAGGCCGGGACCTGGCGTACCTGTACCTGCCCGGCCAGGTGTGGGTGGCGTGGCGGGACTCCCGGCAGAACCAGCAGCTGATGGAGATGGGCTTCCGGGCCTCGGAGTGGATCTGGGCGCCGGAGCTGTCCGGGCCCCTCGGGGAGGGGTTCGCAGACGTCGTGCCGGTCGTGAGGTTCCTGTCCCACCGGGACGGGACGGGGGAGTTCGAGACCCACCTGGACCACCTTGACCGGATCAACACGACCATCCTGCAGCAGACGGTGATCATCCTGATGCAGGCGTTCCGGCAGCGTGCGATCAAGGGGGACCTCCCGACGCACGACGCCGCGGGGAACCCGATCAACTACGAGGAGCTGTTCGCCGCCGGCCCGGACGCCCTGTGGCAGCTGCCGCCGGACTCGGAGCTGTGGGAGTCCGCGGCGGTCGACCTCACCCCGGTCCTGTCGACCATCAAGGACGAGGCACTGCGCCTCGCCGCCGTCACGTTCACCCCGATGCACCTGTTCTCCCCGGACGCCGCTTCCGGCTCCGCGGAGGGTGCCTCGCTCATGCGTGAGGGCCTGGTGTTCAAGACCGAGGACCGGCTGGCCAGGGCCTCGATCGGGTGGCGGCAGGTCATGTCGCTGGCGTTCCGGTTCGCCGGAGACGCCCAGCGCGCCGACCTCACCGCGCTGCAGCCGATCTGGACGCCACCGGAGCGCCGTTCCCTCGCTGAGCGAGCGGACGCCGCGAGCAAGCTGGCCGGCGTCATGCCGTTCCGGTCGCTCATGACCGAGGTCATGCAGTTCCGGCCCGACGTCGTGGACCGGATGGAGGCCGAGCGCGCCAGCGACGCCTTCCTCCAGGCCGCGCTACAGGCCGCCCAGGCGCCAGCCGGCGGTGGCCAGCAGGGTCAGGGTGGTCAGGAACGAGGGCAGCGCGAGCAGCGGGACCGCGGTCGTGAGCCCGTGAGGCAGGGTGGCTGACCGGCAGGTCCTCGCGGCCGTGGACGCCGAGGCCGCAGCCCAGGACAGCATCCTGAAGGCCCTGCTCGACCTGATGCGGTGGCTGTGGCAGCGGATCCTGAAGGACCCCTACGACCCCCGGCAGGTCGACCAGTTCACCCGCGAGGCCGCCCGGATGGTGCAGACCCACCGCCGGCTCGCCGCCGGTGCCACCGACGCTTACCTCCGCCGGATCCTCAACGTCCTCGACGTCCCAGCCGGGCCGCCGTCCACACCAGTGGACCGTGACCCGCGAGGGATCCCCGCCACGACGGAGTGGGCTCGGCCGGTGAAGGAGTACCGGCGCGCCCGGCTCCTCGGGCTGGAGAACCTGGAAGCCCAGGAGCGGGCCCTGCAGCGAGCCGGCGCCATGGCTGACATCGACCTTGCGATGGCCCGCCGGGACGCAGCCGGCCGCCGGCTGGCGCCCATCGAGCGGGTCACCGGGTGGCGGCGCATCATCCATCCCGAGCTGTCCCGGTCCGGCACCTGCGGCCTGTGCATCGCCGCCGCGGACCGTGTCTACAGCAAGGCCGAGCTGCTCCCGTTGCACGCGAGGTGCCGGTGCACCGTCGCCCCGGTCATCGCCGGGCAGGCCGACCCCGGGCTGAACCTCAACCGCTCCTCCCTGGATGCGCTGTACGAGGCGGCGGGCGGGACGGCGGCCAGTCAGCTGGTCCGAATCCGCTACCAGGTCGAGCAGCACGGCGAGATCGGCCCGTGGCTGGTCAACGCCGAGCACCACTTCCGCGGGCCCGCCGAAGTCGGCCAGGACGCCCCGGATCTCGCGACCCAGGCGCGGGCCGAGCTGCGAGCCCTGGAGAAGACCCTCGCCGAGTTGGAGCGCCGCGCAAGCGCCGGTGAGGACGTCGTCGCGCCGATGGCGTGGCAGAGAGACCGCATCGCCGCACTCCGCGAGCTGGTCGCGGCCTGACCACCCCCGAACCACCCGACGCCCCGGCCGGGCGCCGGGACTTCGTGCTGCCCGGAAGGGGTGGCGCGCCAACGGATCCCGGAAGGGGACGCCACGCATGAACCGCCGCTTCACCTGCATGTTCACGCCGGAGCAGCACACCGGAGGCCACCTCCTCCTCCCTGATGGCGACGCCGGGCAAGCCGGCGACGGAGGCCAGGGCGGAACCGGAGGTGGCGGCACCGGGACCGGCGGAGCCGGTGCGACCGGACAGGGCGGCAAGGAAACCGACTGGCAGGCGCACGCCCGGACCTGGGAACAGCGCGCCAACGCCGACAAGGCGGGACGCGAGCAGGCCGAGCGGGAGCGCGACCAGATCAAGACGCAGCTCGAACAGCTGCGGCAGTCGCAGATGACCGACACCGAGAAGGCGATCGAGAAGGCGCGCGAGGAAGGCCGGACTGCCGGGCTCACCGAGTCCGCCGGGCTTCTCGTGGAAGCGCGACTCGACGCCGCCCTCGCCGGCCGAGTCCCCGACGAGCAGCGCAAGGCGCTCGTCGAGGCCCTCGACCGGTCGCGGTTCGTGAAGGACGGCAAGCCGGACACGGCGGCGATCACGGCATGGGCCGACCAGGTCGCGCCGAAGGGCTCCGGCGCCGGGCGAACGGGCGGGATGCCCGACCTCGGCCAGGGCCGCCGCAGCGAAGCGCCCACCACCGACATGGACGCCCTCATCCGCCGCGCAGCCGGGATCAAGACCGGCTGATCGGCCCGACTCCCCGGCGCTTGCCGGGTGAGGGAGAGAGACAGAATGCCATACGACAGCTCCACGGACTTCGTGGACGCCGGTGCGCTGGTCCCCGAGGAGGTCAGCAACCGGATGCTCGGGAAGGCGGTCGAGCAGTCCGCCGTCCTGAACCTGTTCACCAGGATCCCCGTGACGTCCCGGCAGGTTCGGTTCCCGATCCTGTCGGCCCTGCCGACGGCGTACTTCGTCAACGGCGACACCGGTCTCAAGCAGACGACCTCGGCCGCCTGGTCGAACAAGTACCTGGACGTCGAGGAGAT